AATATTTAATTATATGACTGGAAATCCAAATTATACTAACCTTATTTCATCAACTTTAGATAAGTTTATGAAAAATAAAATTACCTCTTCTGTAATTGGTAATAATGCACTACTTAAAGCTTTACAAAACAAAGGTAGAATTGTTCATGAAAATGGCGGTAAAAATTTTGATGAAAATATCGCTTATTCATCAAACTCAACCGTTCAATGGCAAGATCCAACAGACTTGTTAGACACTACTCCACAACATGAATTTACCACTGCGGTATTTTCTCAAAAATTCATTTCAGGAACTGACCAAATTTCTGAAAAAGAACTTTTGCAAAATGCTGGAGAATCAAGAATCTTTAATCTTCTAGAAGGTAAAAGACAAGTATTGATTGATAGTTTAAAAAATCAATTAGGCTCTGCTTTATTTGGTGATGGAACTGGTTCAGGTGGTAAAACCATTGGTGGTTTACAATTGTTAATTGCTGATGACCCAACAACTGGAACAGTAGGCGGTATTGACCGCTCTTCTTCTGGTAATACTTTCTGGAGAAACCAAGTTTATGACTTTTCGACTTCAGCTGGTGGTAATGCTTCCGCAACTAACATTCAAGCTGGTATGAATAGTCTTTACTTGTCTTGCCAAGTTCAAGAAGGTGCTTTTCCTGATCTTATCCTTGCAGACACTAATTACTTTTCTTTCTTTGAAAATTCATTGCAACAAATCCAAAGAATTACAACTACTGGAGAAGGTAAATTAGGTTTTGAGCAATTAGCTTATAAATCATCTGCTGTTGTTTATGATCCAAATTGTCCTGCTAATCATATGTATTTTATAAATACTGATTATGTTAAATTCCAACATTTAAATAATCCATTATTTACAAAAGGCGAGACTCAAAGACCAGTAAATCAACTATACTATATAACACCAATTTATTTATATGGTAATTTGACTATTAGCTCTGCTAGAGTTCATGGTGTTGCTAAAAACTAATTTTAAGGAGAAAATATTATGTCTAATTTTGTTTCAATGGAACAAGAAATCATCAATCAAAAACTTGATGAAACTTCAACAACTCAAAATTTTCCTCTTGGAAAAATTATTAGAGCCAACGATAAAGACACTACCGCCTATGGTGCTGGTGAATTTATCTATCTAAAAGGTGTAGCTTCTACTGCCGTTGGAGAGCCTGTAATTTATGATTTAGATGCAGGAACTTCAACTAGAGTAGTAGCTGGTTCAAGAGGAAATATTGCGATTGCTATGTCTGCAAATGTTGCTAGTCAATTTGGCTGGTATCAAATATCAGGAACTGCTGTTGCAAAAACTGGAACTGTTGCTTCGGGTGCTAAACCTTATGCAACTGCAACTGCTGGCACTTTAGATGATGCTGTTGTTTCTGGTGATGCTATCGAAAATGCTCGATTTATTACCGCAAACGGCACCCCATCTGCTGGATTTGCTTTAATGCAAATTAACCGCCCTTCTATGAATGGCAATGGTTAGTTAATTTAGGGGCGGTAATAATCGCCCCTAAAAAATTTTTAATTTCAATATATAATTTATGAATATCGTAGAACCAATTAATCAATATAGAGTAGAAGAAAAGGATAAGCTTATAGTCCAATTTTTTGACAAAAAAAGACAAATCACTAACGATTTCCTTGAAACAATTGATGTTTTAGATGAAAACAAAAAGCCAATATATGATTTATATGTTGAAATTTCTAATAAAGATGATCCATTTTCTGTTGTTTGCAAAAATGTAGAAAAAAACGATGTAATTATTTTTGCAAATGGAATTAGAAACAGATTTAAATATACTCAAATTTACGAAAGGGCATATAAGGTTTATAAAAAAAGAAAAGAAGATCAAGATATTAACATGAACAAAGACGACGAAATAAATCTTTTAAAACAAGAATTAGCAAAATTACAAAAATCTATTAAAAAAGATGAGAAAAATAAAAATGCTAGTAAAAAAGAAATAACAATAACTGAAAATAATTTAGAATAATGAGTTTATTAACAATTTGCACAGATATAGTTAAAGAAACAAAATCATCATCAGTTCCTAATGTTATAATTGGGAACAATGATGATGTTGCACAGCAAATTCTACAGGTGGTTAAAACTAGCATAACCGACCTTGCTAGAAATTATCAGTGGCAGGAACTTCAAAAAGAATATAGTTTTTCTAGTGTAATAGACCAAGCAACATACAATTTACCATCTGATTTTGACAGAATGATTGATAATACATTTTGGAATGCTAGTCAAAATTGGGCTATGATCGGTGGAATAACACCAGAAAATTGGAGAATATTAAAAAATTCATTATTGACACAAGCTGAAACGGTAGAATATTACAGAATTAAAAATAATCAAATTGTTATTCATCGCACCCCATCTGTTGTAGAAAATTATGTTTTTGAATACATTTCAAAAAATATAGTTAAAAGTTCAGCAAATGTAGAACAAACTGAATTTTTAGCTGATACTGATGTTCCAGTTATTGATGAATATATTTTAAGATTAGATATTACTTGGAGATGGTTAAAAAATAATGGTCGTGCCTATGCCGACGAAAAGAATATTGCAGAAAAAGCGATTGCTGAAAGAATAAAAGCTAATGGCTCAAGGGGGACAATAAATTCAAGTCCAGTATTAAAAATTTATAATGCACAAATAAGTGCTTTTAAACCTATTTTAATTTCATAATGCAACAAATTGTTCAGCAAAGAAACGGCATAGCTCAAAGAACTAACATACCAGCTCCATATGGCGGTTTGAATACTAGAGACTCTGAAAGCAACATGCAACCAACAGATGCAATTGTCCTAGAAAATTTTATACCAGAGCAAGGAGGAGTAAAAAGTAGAAAAGGTTTTACCGAATACTGCACGGGTTTAGTTGGTTATGTTGAAACTTTAATAGAACATTACTCGCAGGCTAATAGAAAATTTTTAGCTTGCCACAACGGAAAAATTAGCAACATAACTAATCCAAGTTCTATTGTAGAATTAGGCACAGGTTATTCAGGTAATAAATGGGAACATGTTGCTTTTAATGGTTATACATTATTGGTTAATGGATATGATTCACCGATTAAATATGATGGTTCAACAATCACTAGCAATGCTATTAGTCCGTCAAGCGGAACAGCAAGCTCGTTAAACGGCATAAATATATTTAAAAACATGGTTTTTGTTTGGGATACAACAAAACCTTATTTTTGGCATGGAGCAGTAAATGCAATATCTGGGACATTTTCTAGATTTGATTTGTCTTATGTTTGTCCAAATGGTGGCAATGTTATTAGAATGGAAACCATAACAAGAGATGGCGGAGCTGGTGTTGATGATTATTGTGCTTTTATTATGTCAAATGGTTATGCGGTTGTTTATGAGGGCGATGACCCTAGCAAAGCTAATCAATGGGCTTTGGTTGGTGTATATAAAATAGGTGTTCCAATGTCTATAAGGGCATCAACTAAAGTTGCTGGTGATGTCGCAATACTTACAAACCAAGACTTTGTTTTATTTTCAACAGCCCTGCAAAACGAAGGTCAAACAACACAAAATACAAAGTTAAGTGGTATAATTCAAGAGTTGGTGACGAATTATAGTAATAATATAGGCTGGGAAGTCTTTAATTACCCTAGAGGTGCTTGGTTAGTATTTAATGTTCCGATTGCTACTAATCAGACTTATAATCAATATGGTTTTAATACCATTACTGGAGCCGCTTTCAAATTTACTGGTGTTAATGCTATAACTTGGGGATTGTATAATCAAAATTTATATTTTGGAGGAAACGGAGCGGTATATCTTATGGATAATGGCTTTAGTGATAACAATAATTACATTAATTGTAAGGTTCAAACTGCATATAATAATTTAGGATCACCTCAAGAAAAAACTTTAAATTCTTATCGCAATACATTTAAAATTGATGGGTCTGCCGTTGTTAATGCTATAGTAAATTTTGACTATGGCAAAAATAGTAGTAAACAATCAAACTCATTAGAAGCCTTAGGTTCATTATGGGACGAGGCTGTTTGGGACGAGGCAGAATGGTCAATAGAGGATCAAACACAAAACAAATTAGTTTATTCGTCAGGACAAGGTGTTGAATTGTCAATGAGGATAGAAGCTAATTTAAAAGGACAGCAACTTAGTTGGTATAGAACCGATTATAGTGTTAACATTAATAATATTTTATAATATGGCATTTAAAATAAAAAAATTAGGAGCGGTTTTAGGAGGAGTAGGTGCAATTGCAGGTGGTCCACTCGGTGCGGCTCTTGGAGTAGCGACTGGAAATTATTTAACACCAAAGTCTAGAAAACCAGATGGAACTCCTTATACAGAACAAGAAATAAACACTGGAAACCTTTTTGACAGCTTAAGTTCTACTGAAAAAAAAGATTTACTGTTTAACAATCCAAACATAATAACACCCGAAGGAAGTCAAACTTATGACCCTTACACAAATACTATTAGATTAAATGAATCTGATTTTACAAGAACTCAAAGACTTGACCAAGAAAGACTGGCTAGCGAGCTAAGTCGTTCTTTAAGTGGTAATTTACCGACAACCGATAATGAAGCTGTAAGACAAGCTACTTTTGAATTAGGTAAAAAACAATTAGAGCCAGAATTAAGGAGCCAAAGACAAGCTTTAGCAACTGAATTAGCAAATAGAGGGATACCTATCGGTAGCGATGCCTATAATAGTGAAATGAACCGATTTGAAAGACAACAAGGCGAACAATTAAATCAATTATCCTTGCAAAGTTTAATGGTTGGTATTCAAACCGCTGAAGCACAAAGGGCCGCAAGATTTAACGAAATATCATCTTTATTAGGTAGAACTCAAGTTGGAGCTGGAACTAATTTTGGTCAATATCAAACTAATTACCAAGGGTTAGATTTAATAGGAGCGGAACAAGCGGCTTTAAATAGAGCTTCACAAGAAGGAATAGCAAGAAGACAAGCTAATGCTCAATTGCAAGCGGCAAAATGGCAAGCGGCGGGTTCAGCAATAGGCGGAATCGCTCAAGCATTGTCTGACATTGATTTAAAAACCAACATTAAATTTGAAAATAAAGTAATAAATCACTTGCCTATTTATTCGTTTGAGTATAAAAATAGTAAACATGGAAAAGGTAGATATATTGGAGTTATGGCTCAAGATGTTGAAAAAACCAATCCCGAAGCCGTCGGAATTAGTCCAGAGGGTTATAAAATGGTTGATTACTCTAAAATTGGTATAGAATTTAGGAGGGTTAATTAATGAGACAAAATGTAAGAGTCGAAACATTAGCTCGTAAAGGGCAAAATGTCAATAGACAATTGCTGGAAAATGCTTTGGCTCAATCACAAGGTGTTAGTCAATTTGCAATGAATCCTAATAATTTTGGCGGTGGTCAAGCTGGTGCATTTGGTGCGATTGCTCAAGGATTAACTGCGGGAATTGGTGCATATGCTCAATATAGAAATCAACAAAAATTAGCTCAATTAAATTCAGAAGATGCTGAAGCCTTTGCCCAATTTGCCACTGAAAAAGGCAATCCTGAATTGGCGAGCATAGCCTCAAGATTAAGCCCCGAAAGTAGAGAGGCTTATTATTTATCAATGATATTGCCACAATCTCAAAATTCTAATATACCATCTGCAATAAGAGAATTTGAATATTATAAAACATTACCGCCAGAACAACAAGCACAATATTTAGGTGTTAAAAGAAATATTGCTGGTGAGGGTGGTATAGTTAGATCGACTGGAGCCATTGAAACATTAGGTGGCTATGGCGAAGCTGGTGCTCAAAAAACAGGAATGGAGCAAACCGCTAAAAATATCAGTGATTTAAGTTATAAACCGCAAATAGCTGGTGCATCATCTTACACAGAAACTAAAGCTAAAGAAGATGTAAAAGCTCAAGAAAGTTTTGATAAATACCAAGGCGAGTTTAATAATCTAATAAATGTTGTAGATACATTTAAAACTCACCCCGGGATACCAGATTTATTTGGTGCTAAGGGCGGTGGTGCAATTTTATCTTATGTAGGCAAAAAAGAGCCAATTGCTGGTAGTAATGCGGCTGGAGCTAAAGCACTTTTTAACCAGTTAAAAGGTCAACAATTTTTACAGGCATTTGAAAGGTTAAAAGGTGGAGGACAAATTAGCGAAAAAGAAGGCGAAGCGGCAACAAAAGCTTTGTCCTCAATTGATGAAAATATTAGTGAAAAAGAATTAATTAAAAATTTACAAACTTTAAAAGATGTCCTTGAAAAATCTAGAATAAGAATGCAAAACAGAGCAAATCAAGGCTACAGATATACAACTCAAATAAACAACCAAAATGTAGATCCAAGTCAAATGGGTTTAGATTTAACAACATTAATGGGAAACGAACAAAGACAAAAAGCAGTAAAACCAGTTAGCAATATTAAATTTTTGGGGTTTGAATAATGCCAATAGCTAAAGTTCAATTACAAGATGGTAGAATAGCAAGGTTTGAAGTTCCAGATGGCACGACTCCTGATGAGGTTATGCAATTTGCTAATAATCAATTTGGAGAACAACAACCACAACAAACCCAGCCAAGAACACCTACTCAACCCACACAATATGTTGAAAAAAACATAGAACCACAACCTTTAAGTCGAAAAGAAGCTTTTTTAACTACTGCAACTAATATTCCATTTGCACCAAGAATAAAAGCTGGATTAAGTGCATTAACTGCTAAAACAATGGGTGGTGACGAACCAATATCTCAATTTTACGATGAAGCTTTAAGTAATGAATTAATAAAATTAAGACAAGCAAGAGAGCAATATCCCAAACAATCGTTTGCAAGTCAATTAGCAAGTGATGTTGCAACTGGTGGAGTAGCATTAAAAGGTTTAGGCTTAGCTGGTAATACAGCAAAACAGGCTTTGGCTGGTGGCTCAATTTTAGGTGGAACAACTGCATTAGGAGAAACTAGAGATATAAGTAATTTACCGCAATCATTAACAGACTTAGGAGCTGGTGCATTATTGGGCGGAGTCGGTGGAGTTGCGGGACAGCAAGCGGGCAAAGCAGTATACAAAACAAGTCAGGCATTACCACAAGTTATTCAAAGATTTAAACCAAATACCCCTGAAAAAGTTTTATCCAAAGTTATTACCCCTGAAGAAGCGGGTAAACAAGCTAGTAAATTAGCAACTAAAATAGAACAAGGAAGAATTACCGCATTACCTGAACAGGGCGATGAAAATATTTTAGGTTTAACTAGACTACTTGGCAAAACCCAAGGTAGCAATAAAGTTATTGCTGATTACATAAACAAAAAATCTATAACATCATCAAAAAGAGTTGGTGATTTAATAAACAAAAACATTAGTAGCGAAAACTATTTTGATAGTATTGACAATATTATTAAAACAAGAAGCGAAATTGCTTCACCGCTATTTAAAAAAGGTTATGAAGAGGGAAACATTGCTTTAAATCAAGCTATGACTTCAACATTACCGAATAATACAAGGGTCGGTAAAATTAGAGAGTTAGTTAATGATGATAGAATAAAAAATGTTATTGCAAAAGCAAGACAAGATTACGGAATTAATCAAGATATTCCTGATGTTTCTATTGAAAGTTTACATGGAGCAAGGCAAGTTGTTGATGATATTATAAATACCGCCAAGAGGGCTGGCGAAAATAACAAAGCTAGAAGCTACATTAATTTAAAACAACAATTAAATAATGTAATTTATGATGTTGCCCCAACAATGAAACAAGCTGATAAAACCTTTGCTGGCTTGTCTGCATTAAAAAATGCACAAGAAGAAGGTTTAAACATTGGTAAATTAAGAAATGGCGAAGAAGTTAAAAGATATTTAAACACCCTTACTGACGGCGAAAAAGAAACTTATAAAATAGGGGTTAAGGATTATTTACTGGATAAAGTTATGAAAACTGGCGATGCAAATTCATCTGCTAGAAAAATATTCTCACAACCGCTTGAGAGGGAAAAAATCAAAGCTGTATTCAATAACCCAAAACAATTTGAAGATTTTGCTCGTAGAATGGATGATGAAATAAAAGTTTTTGATACAAAACAAAGAATTGTTGGTGGCTCAAGAACCGATTTTAATATTCAAGAAGGAGCCGAGCTATTAGATAAGGTTGCAAAAGGTGCGGTAAATGCCAAAACATTTGGAATTTCAAATATAATCCTTGCTTCTGCTGATGCAATCAAAAAAAGATATTATGGATTAAACGAACAAACAGCAAAAGAATTAGCTATTATTATTGTTAATCCACAAAAATCAGTTGAAGTGTTAAACCGCATTTATCAAAAAGCACAAACACCGCAAGAAAAAATGTTAATACAAAAATTTGCTGAAAATTTAGCAAACAGGAATTTTACTAGTCCTATATCAGCGGGATTAGGTAGGTCTCAAGCAACAGAACAATTAAAAGAGGAAAATAACAATGGCATTTAACGGATCAGGAACATTTAATAGAATTTATAACTGGGTTAATGATAAGGCTAACGGCTTTAAAATCATGGCAAGTCGAATGGATAATGAGTTTGATGGCATAGCAACTGGTTTATCTCAATGCATTACAAAAGACGGGCAAACAACAATTTCTGCCAATATACCAATGGCAAATTATAAATTTACTGGCTTAGGAAATGGAACAACAAGAACTGACTCAATTGCTTTAGGTCAAGTGCAAGATGGTCAATTTACCTATTTCGGAACAACTGGAGGCACAGCTGATGCTTATACATTAACACCCTCTCCATCAATAACAGCTTATGCAACAACTCAACAATTTACCGCTAAAATAAGTGCAACCAACACCACAACAACCCCTTATTTACAAATAAGTGGAATTGCCAATCCAACAACTACAGCAGTTATTAAAAAACTAAGTGCCACTAAAACTGAAATTGCAGTTGAAACTAGTGATTTATTAATTAATGGTATTTATCATTTTCAAAGAAATTCTGCCAACGATGCTTGGATTGTATTAAATCCTGAAAAAGCTTATTTTAATGCTACTAATTTAACAAAAGCCACCACCACCAACCAAGGTGTTTCTTACCTCAATAACCCAATCACCATTGCAAATAATTCAACCAATCCTAATACTCAAATGGATATTGGAGCTGG